TTATATGAAGGCGAAAGCGAAGATGAAACTCAAGGCAAAGAAAGAGCAAGGTAAGGCAGGCACTGGACCTGGACTGTCGAAGCAAGAAGACGCCAAGCTGACAAGCATGATGGCCGAAGACAAGCCTAAGAAGTCCCCGAAGCCGAAGTCAGGATACTGAAATGCCCAAGTTGTCGACCCTTATCGACCGCCACAAGCGGTTCTACGAGAAGAACGAGAAGCAGAACTTCGACAAAGCACGTCGATACTATCGGGGCGACTTCTGGGCGAATCGTGACTCGGAGGTTGGTGGGCGTCAACAGCTCATGCTTTGCTCGAAGAACTTGATCTATGCCATCGCAGATACCGCGATTAGCGCTCTTCTCGGCCCTAATCCTCAAGTAGGTGCTCTCCCGCGCAACCACGCAAGCCAAGAGGCAACTCCCGCGATTAACGGTCTGATGGAGTACATCTTCAGCACAAACAAGATGAGGCGCCGTGCAGCAACAGCACTTATCGACGCCGTTCTGTGTAAGCGGGGTATCTTCAAGACAGGCTGGAACTTGATCGAAAACCGTCCTGTTGTACGAGTCTGCGATCCATCCAGTATCTTCTTCGACCTTACTGTACGTGATGTCGACGATATCAAGTACTGGCTGGAAGCAACAGTCATTCCTTGGTCTGAGTTTCAAGCTCGGGTCAAAGCAGGTCGATACGGCGGACCACGCATCAAGGAAGTCAAGCCCGACAGCTACCCCAAGTGGATGCTGGGTGACCGGCACAAGAGCTCAACTGACACACTCCGAGATGCCTTCCAGTGGGTCACGGTTTGGGAGTACTACGACCGCATTACGAACAAGGTCATTCACTATGTGAAGTCAGCCGATGCCGTCGTCTTTGAGGACAACATCGACTACATCCCCTACTCGATGTTCAGTCTAAACCAGTCAGGCATCGACTGCTTGGGCCTCTCCGAGGTGCAGCTGGTTCTCAATCAGCAAGAAACCGTCAATGACCTGCTGACTCACATGAAGCAGATCACATACCTCATGATTCCCCGCGTTCTCTACGATGCCGGACGAATCAGCGAGGAAGATCTGAACAAGGCTGTCGAAGCTACAGCAGGCAGCTTCGTTGGCATCACACCCGAGAACAGCGAAGCTCTAAGAACACTGGCGACTCTCTTCTACGAGATGCCGATGCCGCAGAACCCGGTTGGGGTCAAAGAGTTCGTGATGCGTCAGGAAGATGATGCTGCGTTTATCTCGGCTCTCGCTGAAGCTGCCCGCGGTCAAGTCACCGGAGCCCGTACTGCGACTGAGATGGCGATCATCGACGCTCAGATGCGGACACGACTGGCGACTCGAGAAGGTCATCTCAATGACGCGCTTGAGGATGTAGCGAAGAAGGCCTTCTATCTCTGCCAGAGATACATGAAAGGTGAGCGCCTGGTGCGCGTCGTCGGTAACCAGAAGTGGTCGCCCGTTACACACGAGAGTATCCGAGACGTCGAGCTCGACTTCCAGATGGTCAGCTACAACCCCATCAGAAAGAACCCTGCCGTTCTCTCCGAGTCACTCACTCAAGTGCTGCCGATCTTGTTCCAAGATCCAAATATCAACAAGCGTACACTCATCGAAGAACTCATCAGCGGAATGGGACTGCCCACCAAGCTGCTACTACCTGAGATGGAAGTGGCTATGCAGATGGCGGCTCAGATGCAGATGCAGCAACAGATGGCGCTTGGAGGAGCTGCCGCACAGCAACCAGGGCCGACTGGACCAGGTGGACCTCCCATGGGAGCTGAAGGCGGAGAAGCCGCTCTGATGGAGGCCCTGCTCGGAGGAGGCGGCGGCGGTGAGCCTACTCCCGAAGACGCACTTGCCGCAGGTGGCGGAGCTCCAATCCGAGAAGGCGCACCCGCTGAGGCTAAGTAATGGCTCGTAACTACCGGAAAGAGTACGACGACTACCACAGCACGCGGAAGGCGAAAGACAATCGGAACAAGTGCAACAAGGCCCGCCGCAAGAAAGAATTAGCGGTAGGCGACCCTCGAGAAGTAGACCACAAGAAGCCTCTATCGAAAGGCGGCAGCAACTCAAAGAGCAACCTGAGAGTCGTCAGTCGCACAGAGAACCGGAAGAAGTACGACAAAGACGAGTACTACAAGCGGAAAGAGAAGAAGCGTAAGGAGGCGTCAAAGTATGGCTGAAGACTACTACACAGCGGTGCGTAAGAAGAAGATCTTAGCCGAGCACAATCTCGAAGGCTGCAACAAGCCGAAGCGTACTCCCAATCACCCGACCAAGAGCCACATGGTGCTGGCTTGCGAGGGCGGTAAGTTTAAGATCATACGCTTCGGTGAACAGGGTGCAAAGACCGCAGGTAAACCCAAAGAGGGTGAACCCGATAGGATGAAGAAGAAGAGGGCCAGCTTCAAGGCTCGTCACGGCAAAAACATTAAGAAAGGCAAGATGAGCGCAGCTTATTGGGCCGACAAGGTGAAATGGTAATGGCTAGCGAGTACGATAAGAAGATGGCCAAGAAACGCAGAGAGGCTCAACCTGGCCTGTACGCAAACATAAACGCGAAGAAGAAAGCAGGTACCAGCAATCCGAAGTCGAAGAGCACGGTAGATGAGAAGACCTACCAGCAGATGGAAAAGAAAAAAGGCGGCTTTAAGGAGTAGCTATGGCTGAATACGACGAGATGATGGGAGCCCTCAGGCAAGACGCACGCACGGCAGATGCGTGTCCTGAAGCTACGCAGAACCTTGAGCTCAACCTCGAGAATCGTCAGGACGCGCTCGATACTAAAGAGTACGGTCCTGCGAACCCAGGTCTCGACGCAGAAGGCGGTAACGCTGAGTTCTGGCAGAGATACGCAGACAAGTTCAACGACACTGTCGAGAACGTCATGACGATGCGCTGCGGTAACTGCTCATTCTTTGACACAACAGACGTTACTCTTATGTGCATTGAAAGAGGTCTCGGGGAAGACGCAGACCCGGAGAGAGCCGTAGAGGCAGGAGATCTCGGATACTGCCAGGCACTTGACTTCAAATGCGCTTCTGCGCGAGTCTGCGTCGTCTGGGCAGGAGCGGCGGCGTAATGGCAAAAGACTACGAAAAGAAGAAAGAGGAAATGAAGACCTCTACCAAACGGGTCAATGCTAAGATCGAATACCTTATTCAAAAGGAAGGCAAGAAGCCTGACGTAGCCGCAGCTATCGCACACAGCATGGAAGAGAGAGGAGAGCTGTAATGACCAGGAAGTGTCCCACTTGTAAACAGGACTGGCCCGAAGACTCGGCTGGCCCTCTGGGCCTAAGCCCTGAAAACGTGGCGGACCAGATCCGAAGCGTCGGAGGAAAGGTCTTCAAAGGACCGTACAACCTCACCCTCTTCGGTATCAGAAACGATGACACGCAGTCAGACATGTGGGACGATTGGGTCGGAGCTCTCTACGAAGACGACGAAGGCACACTGCAGATGGACCTCTACCCCGCCACCACAGACCCAGGTACGGTCTGGCTGGAGAAAGGGAACCCCTCTCGAGGCGGTACCGCTGTGATGTGCGAAAACATCCAGTTCAAGAGCTGCTGGAAGCTCGGGCTACATCGAGGCTCCTACCCCGCCCTGGTACAGACCGGAGGTAAGGTAGCCGTCTATCGCGACAACGATAAAGACGACCAGGTCGACGCAGAAGGCAAGCAACACTGGGGCTACTTCGGGATCAACTGCCATCGTGCCTCAGCTCACCGCAAAGTCTCAAAGGTCGGGCTCTACTCAGCCGGATGCCAGGTGGTGCGAGACCCCGCTCACTTCGCTGCATTCCTCGACCTCTGCCGTAAGTCTTCCGAGAGCTACGGCGACAAGTTTAGTTACATCCTTCTTCAGTGGCCCTTCGGGGCAGGAGAATAGTCATGGCCAATCCTAAAGGCGATATATACGAGCTTCTGAGAGAACAGACTCTGAGCGAGCAGACACAAGCAACTACTGCGGCGCAAGAGGCGGCACAAAAGGCGGCAGCAAAGGTAGCTTCTTCTAAAACAACAGAGACCGAAAAACAGACTCTACCTGACATTGAGGTGGCGCCTGAACCTACGGTCGAACCTGCGCCTGAACCTGCGCCTGCGTCTGAACCTGCGGCGAATATAAGCTCACGCTCAGCGCTCGACGCTGCGCTTGAGAAGTTGATGCGTCAGCAATACCCCTACCGACCGGCAGAGAAGGAACCCGTGGGAGGCGCACTCTCTACCCCGGAGCCTGCAGCCGTAGGCGCTCCGCAGCTGACCCCTGAGGATGAAGACGATGTGAAAACAGCCGAAGCTGTCATGGGAGGAGGTTGATGAGCTTTATCGCCCATGGCTTGAAGTGCGATTCCTGTGGACATAAGGAGGACCATGTCTTCTACCGAAAGTCAGACGGTCCGCCGTCGTGTCAAGTATGCGGTGGGAGCCGCTCTGTTGACTGGAGTCACGGTAAGTTTCCTGGGGTCAACGGCGATGGCATTGGCTCGTTCACGCCCATCGACATGGGTGTCTTGGGCAAATGCGAGACTCGAGAAGACTACAACCGTGCTGTCAAAGTGCTTGAGGACCGATACCCAGGTCACCGAGTGGAGCTGGAGTACGAGTCCCCCTCCAAGAAACGAGAGCGTCTTGACGCCATTCGTCAGCGTACCCACGACTATCGAAAGGCGCGCAACATAGACAACAAGATCTTGAAAGAGATTACAGACGAACAGCACATTCGCCGAGACGAAGCTCGAGCGAAAGCCGCGCGTCTAAATGTCAGCGCTGATAAGATCAAGATGACGCACGAGACTACAACCAAGTCTCCCGTCGAGCTCGTTGGAGGTACCAAATGAGCGTGTATTCAGACCCAGCACTCGTAGAAGAAGCAGAGAAAACTGCAGCCAAGACACGTCGGACTATTCGACGTCTTGGCGAGATGCCTTATACTGACATGGTCATCTACGAAGACCAGAAAACTGGCGAGCGTCGATGCGTACCCAATAAGGCTCGCCTGACCCTTGGGGTCGCCGTATCCTTTGAACTTTCATCCCCCATCACCGAAGTCAGCGCATCTGCGTGACAGGAGAACATCATGGCCCAGGACCCTTACGCAATGGCTGAAGAGAACCTCAAGAACCCTCCCACTGAGGTCAACCCAGAGAAGGATATGAAGCCTCTTATGGACGAACTCGACGCCATCTTGGCGGGACCAGGTGGAGGGCCCCCTGGAGGGATGACAGGTGAGCCTGGCGCAATGGCGCCTGAAGGCGAAGCCCCAGAGGTCGCTCCTGAAGACCCAGCCCCCGAGGGTCCCCCGCAGATGACCGAAGAAGAAGCAGCTGCCATGGACGTCCGTGAGTTGGCTAATGCTCTCGGCGTCTCGGAAGAGAAGGCCCAAGAGTTGTTCGACGCGGCCCAAGAGCTGCCCGAGACTCGAGGCATGCCTCCTGCAGAACTTGCAGCCGTGCTGACTGATGATGCAGATCCCCAGAAGTCTATGGCCCTTCGTATGAGACTTGAAGAACTTGCCGCTGGTGCGTCTGACCAAATGGCGATGGACGCCATGGCCGCCACCGGAATGCCCGCCCCCGCAATGGGAGCACCACCAGAAGGAGCTATGTAATCGATGAATGAAGAGACTACCGAAACAACCGAGGTTACCGAAACTGGAGCTGCCCCCGAGGCGGCTCCAGCAGAATCGGTAGAGCCTGCCGCGTCTGTTGAGACTGAACCAGCAGCAGAGACCGCACCCGACGAAGAAGCCCCTTCCGTCTATGACTGGAATGGAGAAGTCGACAGCTTGAAGTCAAGCGAATGGTTCAACGGGCTCGATCCCGGTATCCAGAACAGTATCCTCAATGGAGTTGACTCCAAGTACAAGAACTGGCAGAGAGGCTACACCAAAGCCTTTCAAGAGAACTCTGTACGACGCAAGCAACTCGAAGACAGGGAAGCGCAGATTCGAGCCAACGAAGCCCAGGTGCAGCGCTGGCTCTACGGAGATGCCGACCCCCTGGCCGAGAAGAAGCAAGAGCTCGAGCAACTCGGAACAAAGCACAAGGCTGCAATGGACGCCCTGCGCGCCGAGTATGCGGCTCAGCAAGAAGCTCTAAAGGCCAAGCACGACGAAGCGTACAAGGGACTTGTGGCCGAGAGGGACACGTACAGGAGTGCGACAGAGCGCTATCAGTCAGAGCAGAAAGCGGCGAAAGAGAGAGAAGTCGAGCAGACGCTGCAGAGATTTGAGACCTACTTGAACAACAAGTGCCCTGACCTGGTTCAGAACGAGAAGGCTCTGTACAACATCATCCTACTCACTTCGGGTGGAGTCGAGACGGACAAAGCCATTCAAATGACTCGTGCTGTGTTTCCCGCTCCAGAGCCAGAGCCAGAGCCTGAACCAGCTCCAGAGCCCGAGCCTGTACCCGCAAGTGTGGGTCTGATGAACATGGGCGCAAGTGCGACCGGGACGGAAGCTCACGAGAACCAGAGTATCGATCAAATCTTGGATCAGATGAGGCGTGCCGCGCAAGCAGGTACGGGAGGCTCTTGGTAGATTTCCCCTGCACGCGATGCGGTGCTTGCTGTCGTCGCGTACATCTGACAGACCAACTCCCGGCCAGAGAGGACGGGAGTTGTGTTTATCTGACTACTGAAGTAGTCGACGGGACCCCTCGATGGGGCTGTGAGATCTACGAAACCCGACCTGACATCTGTCGGATCGGGTTCGCAAGACTAGGCGAGATGTCTGAAGAAACCTACCTGAAGCTTACCGCACAAATATGCGACGAGCTCCAGAAGCAAGACGGCATGGACGAACTCTACCGAGTCGACATCTCAGTCCTTCGATAGGCGATCTTCAATCAAGGCGACGGCAGACTTCCGTGTCTTACCGGCGTTCTCTGCTGCC